CGCGCTTGTCAGCCAGTGCGCCCGCCTTGTCTGTGAAAAGCGGTTTGATCTCGTTAATGGTCGCCTCGCGCTGCTCTTTGTTGTAAGCGGCGCCGGTGGCCATAAAGAGCAGTGCGTCAATAATACCTTCGTAATTCTGCTCAACGATCTGTCGATCTTCAGAGCGAATAAAGGCCGCAGCGCCTTCGCCAATCAACGGTACGCCGCGCGCAGCAGCTTCCAAAGCGCCTGCAGACATAGCGTCTGGGTTTCGTTGAATGGCAGCAGCGATACGTTGCGCAGAGTTCAGTACGCGCTTGGCGTTAAACGCCGTGTTCTGCTCATCGACGCGCGGGTCGCTGGATTTAGCCGCGCCAGAGACAACTTGGCCGTTATAGATGATGGGCTTGAGCGCGCCGGTGCGCTTGTTGATAGCGACCAAGCCTAAGTCAGTGTCTTTAATGTCAAACTCAGGGTTCTCTCGTTTCCACTTCTCAACGTCTTTATCAAACGCCAGACGCCCTTCACTCACAGCTACTTGCCGTTTTTGAACGCCTAAAGTTTCATTTTGACGCAGATTCTCTAAATATTTGGTGTAGCCCAACGCGCCTTCTTGCGCTGTGGACACCCATAGCGGGTCAAAATCTTTAGGCGCGCGGCTGACATCTATGCCGATTGCCTTAGCTTCGTCGTATAGCTGACGGTAGCTACGCGGATCTTTACCCAGCGCCAAAAAATCATATAGCGCTCTGGAGCCTGCGATCTCAGTGTCTAAGTTTGATTTTTTAGCTTCGGCCGCCGCTTTACGTCCCTTAGCTACCGACTCGTACAGCTCAGCGCCTGCTGGCCCAAACTCGCCCGCCAGCGATGACAGTGCATCCGGCTGGTCAAAAAAGCCCGGCGTCGCCACCTTACGCCGCAGCGCGTTTTGTTCTGACAGCGCGCGCTCGGCCTCTCGCATCTGCATCTGCACAAGCGCATTACGCTGCTCGGCAGCGCGCAAGCCTGCGATTTGATTCGCCACTTCAAGCGGCGATTGAATCTGTACCGGCTGAACGCCTAGTGCGATGCGAGGATCAAGGGCCATAGCAAAGTACCTCTATCAGATCACGCCTTCGGCGCCGACGCCGGAGGGGAGGCCACCGCGACCAATGCCGCTAGTCGGGTAGATGCGGTTGAGCAGATCGCGCTGCATCAAGTAGTTAGTGCCTGTACCAAGCGCTTGATTAAGCGCGTTAGCGCCACCGATGTAGCCCGACGCGCGAGCAGCAGCGCCCGACGTCATTAAATCCGCAGCGCTGCGGGCGGACTGACCCACGTCTTGGCCAAAGCCTGTCGTCGCCTGCAGGCCGCCGCCATACAGACCGGCGAGCGCGTTGGCGCGCTCAGCACGCAACTGCATCGCGCGGTTAAACGCGTTGCTGTACTCCTGCGACGCAAGCTCTTGGCCGTACTGCTGACCGGCTTTCAGCGCGCCACCTGAGAACATACGCCCGCCTGCCGCTAACCGACGGTCAAGTTCTTTCGTGCCTTCGCGCAGACGGAACCCGTAACCGGGGTCCATTGCCAAGTCTTGTTCACCAAACTGGCGGCCAAACATGCCGTAGTCGGCAGCGCCCGTGTCGGGGCCAAGACCTGCCATGCGAGCCAGCGCGTTCTGCGCCTCAAGGCCCGTCTCGCGGTATGGACGCGATAGCTCTTCCTGTCGAGCGAGTGCTTCGCGCTGCTGTTCGGCTGCAGCGTCGGCAGCTTTTTGTTGAGTTTTGGCGGCTTTGCGGGATGAGTAAGCGCTGACGCCAGCGCCTAAAACTGAGCTGCCAATAATCGCAGCGGCGGTACTAATGGCCATTTACGCGACCTCTTTGTAGAACGTACGTTCCATCGGTTGAAACCCCTGACGGACGTACAGCTTTTCCATCTTTGACGCTCGTTCGTCCTCTAACGCAATCATAAACAGCGCCGACGCCCCTTTTTCGGTCGCCCACGCGTCTATTGCATCATACATTGCCTTGCCCGCGCCATGCCCTCGTGCCTCAGGGGTAAGCCACCACCAAAGCTCCTGCGCGACCCAGTAATCCGGGTTGAAGTACATGGGGTACACCAGCGCCCCGCAGATGCCGATAAGCCGCCCGTCCTGCTCGGCGAGCCACACGCCCATGTTCTGACTTTCGATGGCGGCCGTGTAGAAGTCGGCGAACCCCTCGACGCTGAACGGGATGGCCTGCCGGATGGGCGACGCGGCGTGAAACGCCAGCGCCAGCGGCATGTAAGCCGGCAGATCCTCGAGCGTAGCCGGACGGACGATCATGAAATCTCCCGCCCGGATGATCGAATGTTGATGGCTGAGGCCGTACCCGCCAACGTCGAGATAAACCCACCAGGGGCCAGCACATGCCCGACCAGTTCGGGGAACGTGTACGTCTCGCTCGGCAGCAGCGTCTTGTTCTTAATGATCAAGTTCTGGTTGCCCGACGAGTCAAACTGCGTCACGAGGTTGACCGACAGAGTGGCCGCCGCAGCGCTGTAGTTGGTCGCCGTAAACTTGTCGATAATGGTCGACACGTTCGTCGCGGTGTATTGAGTTGTCTGGGTATTCTCGGCAATTTTGGCCGGAATCAAGACGATGACGTTAACTGCCATGTATCACCTAAAAGGTAAAGACTACTCGGACTCGACCGTTGGCCCCAGGCTTACCGGCGTCGCCTCCTTCCACAGGATCCCCGCCAAGGCCCCCAGCGCCACCAGTAAGGCTGTTGTCACCTGTGATAGCAGCCGCACCCGTTTGCGTAAAGACGGCTCCGCCGTTTCCATTAGAACCCGTTGCGGGCGCGGTGAATATGGCGGTTCCTCCGGCGCCTTGCTGACTGCCATAGATACCAATACCCCCGTATCCGCCAAAGCCGCCTGTAGCGATCATTTCCGGCAGCGCGTAGGTGCCCGCGTAGGCCACAGACTGACCGCCCGCGCCGCCCACAGCGTCGCCTAGCGACCCGCCGTTACCGGCAGCGCCCACAGTGTACAGGATGGTTTTAAGCGCATCTGCCGGTGAAAGCACTAGCACGACTTTGCAGTACGCGCCGCCACCACCACCGCCGCCAGGATTCTCTTGCGGCTCATAGGCAAACTCGCCAAAGATGTTCGTGACCGTACCAAAGCCGCCGCCACCGCCAGCACCCCAGACTTCAACGGTTGCGCCGGTCGCGCCGGTTGGGATGACTATAGATCCGGCGCCTGACGAGAAGTCAAAGACGCCCGCACCGGCGCCCCCGGTCGTGCCTGCAATCGCTGCTGCTAGGGTAGCGCCGCCCATTAGGTCAATCCCGCTCCGCTGATTAGCCACGAGGTCGAGCCAATCTTCACCAGCGTCGCCAAGCCGTTGCGGGCGAGGGTACGGGTGCCGGTCGTCGTGCTGTTAGCGAGCGTCATGGTGTCGCTAACAATCGCAATCGACAGAGGCGATGTGTTTACGTTGACGATGATGATGACCGTACCGACCGGGAACGCGACCGTCGCATTAGGCGGCACCGTTAAGGTGAGCGAAGTGCCGTTCATCAGCACAGACTTGCCGCGATCGGCCAGCACCAACTGATAGTTAGCGGTCTTGCTAACCTGCGGCGCGTCTCGGTAGCCGACTGCAAAGTTCAAACTTACCGTGTCGTTGTCCGGCACCAACGGCGTGCCGGTGAACGTGGGTGAAGCGATCGGTGCGTAGGTTGCCGCCGCCAGCGTCGTAGTAAGGCCATCTGTGATGCCGTAGCCGGCCAGCGTGTTCGGCGTACCGCTAATGGTGGACCACGCGATTGACTGAGTGGATACGTCGTTGACGCCGCCAATGTCGTCGTACTCGCCGATCTGCACATCAGTAGAATCAGTCAACACGAACCGATACAGCGCGCCTTCTGCCAGCCACAAGTCCTCGGGCAGTCTGCCGCCTGAGTCAAGGATGATGGGGTTGGTGTTGACGGACGTACCGGCTACAGACGTGTAGGTCGCAACCGGGGTTGTGGTGCCAGCGACGTAGGTGTAGATCTTACCGCCCGACAGCACTTGTCCGTCGTCGGTAAAAAACTGCGCTCCGGCGCCAGCAAAGGCTGAAAGGTAAACGGTCATACATACACCTGCATAACAGTCAAAATGATAGAAGGTATGGCTGGAACGGGCGCAGCAGCGGCAAAGTGCTGCAACTGCACGCTTAGATCGCTAACAGAAAAATACAACTGAAAGTAATCGCCGTTGGACAGCGGCAAGAAAAAGTTAGCCGCTGAGAAGATTTCTGAGTTGTTACCTTGGATTTGAATCAACGACGCGGAGTTAGCCACTGCCGCTCCGTTAATAGCAGGCCAAATGTAAAACTGCCCAGTGCCGCCCGAAGTTTTATCTACTTGGATAGAAAACTGCACGTTGTAGATAGCAGGGCGGGTAACCTTAATTTTGCTGCTATCGCCGGGGTCGCGGTACACGCCATAAGCAGGGTCGGCGTTGTTGTAGGTAATCGCCGTCGCTGTGTTAATGACCGTAGCGGCTTGCGTTTGCGTTGAAAAGAACGATCCGTAATTGATCAATCCCGGCTCAAACCGAGGCGGCCCTTTATGGATGTCTTCAATCTGCGAGCGCAGTACAGCCACTTCGTCCTCGACGTTAGCGGCCAGCGATGGAGAGATTTCAAGATCCGTGATCGTGGTCGCCGTCGTTCCGCCGCCAGTCAGAATGAATTGGTTGTTGAAGAACCTAAACCATTCACGCGAAATAAGGCCCGTTCGCTCGTCGATGAGCGGGACACGCGGCGCAGGGATTTTCGTAATGTTTTGTACCATTACGAACCTGTCGGGCTGATCTGCAGCTCAGCGCCCATGATGGCGACCTTGACCGGATCGGTGCCGCTGATCTCGTACACGCGATCGCGCAGCTTCACCGTCATACCTAAACGACGGAAGATGACGCGAGTGCCGTACTGACCGATGCGGCCCATCGACGCCTGACGCTCACCGTTCCAAGTGTGACCGCCGTCGTCCGACCAGCGCAGCATCAACTGCGGGTTGGCGCCAAGCACCGTGTAACCATCCAACTCTAGGTAGTACCCAGGCGGCAGCGTACCCACGACATACTCGATGCCGCTGCTCAAGGTCACAATGCTACCCATCGTGTACTCAGTGCCGGTGCTAGAGTCCACTGGGTTATCGACTTCGTACACCGTGCCCGTAGACGACAATACGTCCCACGGCGGCCCCGGCGTTACGTCAAACGGATCGGCCGTCTGCTCGGTTTCAATGAAGTCACCGTCTTCTGTGAGCAAGTAGCCCAAAAAGTCAAACGCATCGTTGCCAGCCAAGCCCACGCCTGTCTCGCAATCTACTTGCAACGAATGATGCGCGGTGCGCTTGAGATCGTTAGCGCCGGTCGGTAACGCGCGCCAACGACGCAGCCACTTCTGAGTCTGCCCGTCGTCGGCGTAAATATCGAGGTCAAAAGCGTAAATTTTGCCGTTTTGGTAATCGCCAACAATCGGATCACCGTTGTAGCGCGTATGGCAGTTGCCGCGATGGCGCTTGAAGTCACCATTGCGAAACCCTGCGCGCTCGTGCCAAGCGCCCGTAGCGGCGTCAAACACCCAAGTGGTGTCGGCGTCGGTAAAGTTCAAAACGTAAAACGTGTGGCCGTCTTGCTGGTAGGTGTAGCCCACAGCATCCGACAAGTTGGAATAGCCTTGAATGGCAAACTCGACAGCGTGCGTTGAAATACGCACACCTTGATAGCCATTTGCACGATAGACGATGCCCTGGCCGCGAGCGTCTGCGCCTAGCCAGAAGACAGAGTTGTCCATCTTGGCGACCGAGTACGGCGCTATACAACCGATCTCGTTGTACGCGCCTTGGATGCGAGTCAGC